GAAGCCTGCTGACTTTCTTCGCCAGGGGATCGAGCTGGTCGAGGGCGACCGCGCCGCGACGCATGGCGACCTCTATCGAAATCACCAGAACATCGCGACCATGTGGAATGCGTTCCTCAGCATCCGTGAGGAGCCTGCTGCCCCGCTCGGCCCCGATGACGTAGCCATTATGAACGATCTGTTAAAGATTGCCCGGACCCAGCTCGGTGAGTGGAACAAGGACGACTACACGGACGGTGCGACCTACATGGGGTGTGCCGGTGCCCTGTCCTGGATGATGCGGAATGGCGAAACCGATTAGCGTCCGCGAGGCCCGTGCCGCGCTTGCTGGCGATGACTTCGACCGCAAGGCGGCCGTACTCGCCGAGCTTGATGCGATCGCGGGCGCCGAGATCACCGACGTTCTCTGGTGGGATGAGGAAGGCAATGTTTCGGTCAAGCCGTCGGAGCAGCTCGCCCCCAGAATGCGCAAAGCAATCAAGAAGCTGAAGGTGCGGCCAACGTCGGAGGGCAACGAGATCGAGGTTGAGATGCACGACAAAATCTCTGCCCTGCGTCTGGCTGCCAAGCATGAGGGCTTGCTCGAGGTTGGCTCCGGCGACCAGCGGCCAACCCTGATCGGCATCAACGTGAAGCATGCGGAGGTCGAATACGAGGTGAAGGATGCCAAGAACGAAGGGAGCGACGGCACGGAAGCCGAGAAGGACGCGGAAGCCTAAGGCCGACGCGGCCACGCCCGATCTGCTCGATCTCGACTTCTCGAAGTCGCCGACGCTATCGAGGTTTCTCCAGGACGACGCCTTCGTTCGCGGCGTCATGGGGCCTGTCGGAAGTGGCAAGTCCTTTGCCTGCGCCGCCGAAGTCCTGCTTCGCGCTGCCCAGCAAAAACCTGCTCCCGACAACATCCGCTACACAAGGTTCGTAGTCGTTCGGAACAGCTACCCGATGCTGCGCACCACGACGATCAAAACGTGGCAAGACCTATTCCCCGAGCATGTCTGGGGTCCGATGCGATGGTCGCCCCCTATAACACATCACCTCAAGTTGCCGCCGCGGGACGGCATCCCTGGGATCGACGCCGAGGTAATATTCATAGCGCTCGACAAGGAGGTGGACACCAGGAAGCTGCTCTCCCTCGAGATCACTGGTGCCTGGGTGAACGAAGCTCGCGAGCTGCCCCTTGGCGTGATCCAGGGCCTGACACATCGCGTCGGCAGGTATCCGAGCCGCGCCCTTGGAGGCGTGACATGGCGCGGCATCTGGCTTGATAGCAATGCGATGGACAGCGACCACTGGTGGTATCGCCTCGCCGAGAAGGAGCCGGTCAAAGGCAAGTACCCCTGGCACTTCTATCGTCAGGAGGGCGCCGTCGAAGAGGTACACGACGACGAAAACGGCATCCGATCTGCCGGAAAAATGTGGCGCGTAAAAGGCACCTCCGAGAACTTTGAGAACCTGCCGCCGGGGTATTACGACCAGCAGTTGGGTGGCAAGAACCTCGATTGGATCAGGTGCTACTCTGAGGCCAAGTACGTCTACGTCCAGGAGGGACGTCCGGTCTGGCCGGAATATGACGACGACGCCATGACGGCAGACAACCTCGAGGTCGATGTCTCGCTTCCTCTCACGATCGGCCTCGACTTTGGATTGACGCCTGCCGCCTGCATCGGTCAGCGCCAGAAAAACGGCTGCTGGTACGTCGTCGGCGAGGTCGTTGCGTTCGACATGGGGCTGCAGCGTTTCGCGCAAGACCTCCTCTCCTACGTCAATCGAAACTGGCCGAAAAATGAGCTGCAGATATTCGGTGATCCGGCAGGCGGCCAGCGCGACCAGATTTACGAGACGACGGCCTTCGACCACCTGCAGACGATTGGACTGAACGCCAGACCGGCACCGTCCAACGACTTCAAAATCAGGAGGGAAGGCGGCGCCCTCCCCATGACGCGGCTCGTTGAGGGACGCCCTGGCCTGCAGGTCGATCGAACCTGCACCAGAACACGCAAAGCGCTCGCTGGCGGCTACTATTTCAAGCGGATGCCCGACAACCGCGGCGTCGAAATGTTCCGCGACATTCCATACAAGTCTTCTCACTCTCACATCGGAGACGCCTACGGCTACCTGATGTCTGCTGGCGGAGAGCATCGCCGCATGACGCGCCGCCCGATACAGACCAAGCGGCTGCAGGCAAAAATGGACTTCGATGTCTTTGCCTGAGGATTGCCCCTGGTGCGGGCAGTGGTCGAGCCACTATTTGTTTATCAATGGACACTACGAGTGCCCCTCCTGCAGGCGGCCGGTTCTTGACTGCTGCGACGGAGAGCAGGCGGAGCCGGAAATCGAAGGCACCCCCATCTGATGCCTGCTTGGCCGACGGGCGCCGAGTTCACCGCAGCTACCGCGCTCCCCGATCATGCCGTCATCGTCGAGGCTGAGGCGCACCACATCAGGCGGATGTCGCTGAGGGACTTTGACGTCCTGACTGCTGGCAGCAGAGAGGTGATCGACAGCTGGTTTGTGTCACTGAAGCGCGGCGGCCCTGCCTATTGCGGTATCGTTGACGGACAACCGATCGTCGCCTTCGGCTTCGTATCGTTTTGGCAAGGACATGCCGAGGCCTGGCTTATCGCAGACCAAACGCTGCCCCAACACACGTTCCTTTTCCATCGCGCTGTCCGCAAAGGATTGCCCTGGCTGTTTATACAAATGCGACTCAATCGCCTCCAAATGACTATACATTCGTCAAATACGCTTGCAGAGAGGTGGTCATTGGCGCTAGGTTTCGATTTTGAAGGCCGCCTCCGCAAGTACGGACCCGATGGCGAGGATTTTCTAATGATGTCTGTAGTCGTTGAAGATGGCGCCTAGCATTCCAGGACAGATACAGCTGTATAGCCCCGGCCAGCGTGTCGTCGGCGAGCTGGCTGAACGCCGCATCCCTGTGGGTTTCGAGGCAAGGCAGACGGGAACCGAGGCTCAGTATTTTAGACCGCCCGACGACCGCTTCGGCGATGAGACCATCCTGAGCGCCGACAAGTTCGCCGCGCTACAGAAGAGGGAAGCAGAGCAGAAGGCCAGCCCATACGCCGACATCGCAGGGTTCAGCCCGACGTCGGAAAAGTTCCAGCGCCGCGACTTGCCGGTCTACATGATCGAGGAGATACCGCGACCCGAGGCGCCGCAGCCGGAGCCGGAACCCAACGTCGCGTCTTCTCCGACAACGCCAGATGCTGGGACGACGACGCCCTCGCCACAACCGCAGCCACAGCCACAGCCAGCGCCAGCACCACCGCAGCGCGTTGCCGAGACTGCGGTCACGCCGCAGGACACGCCAACCTTTGGTCAGCAATCACCGCTGCTGAGAGCGCAGGTCGTACAGAACGCCGTGCGGCAACAGCGCCGCCGCCGTCCGACGCGGGAGGTGAATGCATTCCTTGGCAGCGGACAGACGCTAGGAGCTGGATGATGTCGATTTTCGGAGGAAGCTCACCGCCACCGCCACCGCCGATCGTCTACAACCCGCCGCCCCCGGCGACAGATGCCCTCGAGCGTCGTGTCGAGCAGCAGGAGCAGAAGATCGAAGAGCAGCGCAAGGCGCTCGATGAAAAGATCGCCGCCCAGGAGCAGCGAGCAGAGGCGTCGAAAGCAGAGAAGGAGCGGCAGGTTGCAGCCAGCAGGTCTGCTCGCCGCCGCAGCCGACGTCTGTTGATCTCTCAAGACAGGCGCTCGCCGGAAACGGGTATTCTCGACGCGCCCGCCGATCGCCTTGGCCCATCGCGCAAGCCGCGCCGCCGCCCGAGCTATTGATGCCGGAGGATACACCCACTCGCGAATATCGGCGCAATCCTCGCCTGAGGAAGAAGACGCCGAAGGAAGTCAAGGAAGAGGCTGAGAAGGCTGCCGAAAATGCCGACGATTGACGTTGAGCAAATTCTGAAGCGCCACAAGCGGGCCGAGGACCGTAAAGAAGATTGGCGCGATATTTACACGCAGGCGTATGAGTACTGCCTGCCGATGAGGAACTTGTACGATTATTATGAGACGCGCAGCCCTGGCAAGCAGAAGATGCAACACTGCTTCGACTCGACTGCGATCGCGGCTACGCAGAGTTTTGCGAACCGCATGCAGTCATCCCTGTTTCCACCCTATCGCAATTGGTGCCGCCTCGAGGCTGGCACCCGCGTCCCACAAGAAGCGAAAGGCCAAGTGCAGAAAGGCCTCGACTTCTATGTGAGTGAGATGTTCAACGTGATGCGGCAGTCAAAGTTCGACCTGGCGCTTGGCGAGTTTCTGCTCGATCTGAGCGTCGGCACCGCCGTGATGCTGGTGCAGCCGGGAACGGCAAGCGAGCCGATCCGCTACACTCCTGTGCCTGCTTTTCTGGTCTCTCTCGAGGAGGGTCCGCACGGCACCGTCGAGAACGTCTACCGGAAAATCCGACTACGGCCTGAGCTGATCGAGCGGCAGTATCCTGCTGCGACGCTCAACGAAGAGCTTGAACGCCTCAAGAGCGACAAGCCTGACGACGAGGTGCCGCTGCTCGAGGCTACAATTTATGACGACGATCGCGGGGAGTACTGTCATCACGTCATCCACCCCGAAACCAAGCACCTCCTGCTCAAGACCTACCACACGACGTCGCCCTGGATTGTGGCGCGTTACTCGAAGGCGGCAGGCGAGGTCTATGGCCGAGGTCCGGTCCTCTGGGCGCTTCCCGACGTTAAGACGCTCAACAAGGTCAAGGAGTTCCTGCTCAAGAATGCGTCGCTGTCGATCGCGCCGATCTTCACGGCCGCCGACGACGGCGTTCTCAATCCCGAGACGATCAACATACAGCCGGGAACCGTGATACCTGTTGCCCGCAACGGCGGCCCTCAGGGTCCGAGCCTGACGCCACTGCCACGCGGTGGCGACGTTCAGCTGACGCAGCTCGTGATGACCGACTTACAAATGTCGATCAAGAAATCCTTGCTCGATGACAGTCTGCCCCGCGACGACATGTCTGCGCGGACGGCGCTTGAAATATCCGAGCGGATGCGCGACATGGCGCAAAATCTGGGAGCCGCATTTGGCAGGCTGACGACCGAAATGATGGTCCCGCTGGTGCGCCGCACCCTGGCAGTGATGGATGAGTTGGGCCTGATCGATTTGCCGCTCCGAGTGAATGGCCTCGAGATCAAGGTCGTGCCGGTATCGCCGCTAGCGCAGGCGCAGAACACTGAAGAGATAAACACCGTCGTGCAGTTCCTGCAGTTGGCTCAGGGCCTGGGGCCGGAAGGTCAGCTAGCGTACCGGCCTGATGCAATCATCGACTACATCGCAGACAAGCTGGGCGTGCCCGTGGAGCTTCGCACCACTCCAGAGGAGCGTGCTCAGATGCAGGCGGCGGTTATGCAAGCCGCTGGCGAGGCAGCGGGGGTCAACGCGCCTCCCGCCTCCGCTGCCTCCTTGCCGCCACAGGAGCGAGCTGCATGAGCGATACCGGCTGGGCCGATCTTCAAAGCGAAGCGCAACCCACAAGAGACGGCGAAGACCCCATCAACAAAGTCTTCGCAAAGTGTTTTTCGAGCACCGACGGCCAGCGCGTCTTAGCGTTCCTGAGATCGAAGACAATCGAGCAACCCACATTTATTCCAGGGGCTGATGCGAGCTACGGATTTGCCCGCGAAGGCCAAAACGCGATCGTCCGTGAGATTGAAGCTCGCGTCCGATATGGGAGGGAAAATTGAGCGACACCAACATTGCGGAACCCGCTACCGAAGAACTGATCCCCGATGTCCGCGACCAGGAGGCGGCCGCCGAAGAACCTGAGATGCAGCATCGAGACGCCGACGACCCCGGCAGCCTAGCCGATGCGCCAGCTGATCCTCCGTCGCGTCCCGATTGGCTCCAAGAGCAATTCTGGGACGACAAGAAAAACGAGATCAAGACAGAGACGCTCGCGACCTC